GTGGCAAAGCGCCAGACAAACCTACTTTCAGACATCGAGCTCAAGCACCTCGTGCGCGCCGGCTCGCCCGTCGCAAAGTCGGACGGTGCCGGGCTCACGTTCACGCTCTCGGCCGCTGGCACGGCAACTTGGGTGTTGCGCTTCAGCCATGGCGGACGCCGGCACGAGCTGACGCTCGGCAACTATCCGGATCTAACGCTGACCGCCGCACGCAAGCTCGCTGCGGCGAAGCGCGTCGAAGTCCAACAAGGCACCAATCCCGCGGTCGAGAAGCGCAAGGAGAAGGCGCGGAAAGACTGGAGTGTGCGGCAACTCATCGCGGACTATCGCGAGCGGGTCTTAGTGACGCTCGCCGACAGTACACAGCGAAGCTACGGCCGCAACCTCATTCGTGTTGAGCGAGGCATGGGCTCGCTGTCGGTGCGTGTCGTTGGCGCGGCCGACGTGGTTGCCGAAATCGAGCGCACGAAGCTCGGGTGGGTCGAGGCATTCACGCTCTGGTGCGTGCTCAAAGCCATATTCAAGCATGCGGTCGGAAAGCGGTTGATCGACGCGAATCCGTGTGCCGGAATCGTGTTGGAGGCGATCATCGGCAAGCGGCCTCCGGTGCGACAGCGCCTGATGCTGACGCATGAAGAACTCAACGTGCTCATGAATGCGAACATGCGCGACGCGAATCTTTACGCCGTGCGAATCGCACTTGCAACGGGCGTGCGCATCAGTGAACTCTACACGTCGCTGCGCGCGAACCTTCACCTCGACGAGGCTCGCTGGCATATCCCCGCGAGCAAGACAGGTCCGGCGATGGACATTCCGCTCGCGCCGATCGTGATCGAGTGGTTTGAGCACTTGGTTGACCTAGCCGGAACGTCGGAATTCATCCTGCCGGCCCGATTGAGCAATCGCCTCCATCGGCACGACGGCGACACGCATGTATCGAAAGATGCGATACGTGAGGCAATTGATTACTGGATCGACAATCATGAACCGCAGATTCGGCGATTCACGCCGCATGACTTACGGAGCACGATGAAGAGCCACATGCGCAAGCTAGGCGTGTCGCGCGACATCTCCGAAATGTGCCTCAACCATAAGCTCGCTGGCGTCGAAGGGATCTACGACCAGTACACGTATTGGGACGAGCGAAAGGTCGCACTTGAGCTGTGGGCGGCTTATCTAACGACTCGCATGCGCAATGAAGAATGGAATGTGACGCCGATGAAGCGATCGGCGTGATGGTTTGCCGCGCCTAGTTCGATGGTGCGAACGCCGGGCACCCTACCCGGCTGGCGCGGCTCTTAAATAGGGCTTTGCTACAGGGCAAGCAATGGAGAAAATCGAATTCGGCAGGGCGGACCTTCCACCACAGTTTGACTTGACGCGCTATCGAACATGCGAGACATGGGGCGCTTCGGAATGGTGGCACGCCCTCGCGCAGCGCTATCGGGTTCGTCTGTTCTCGACGTTGACTCCTGAGGAAATGGCCGAGGACGAGGACAATCCCGACTTACTCAAGACGCTTCAAGCGCACTCGCTCGCCTTCCTAGAGAACCCACTGCCCATCACCGAGGGAGAGCGCCGCCCATTTCCCGCCTTCGGCCTCGATAGCCCAATTCGCGACTTGACTGGGACGGACTACTACGATGGCTTACTCAAGCTCAACAGCGCATGGTACGAAGGATCTGCCGCTCTCGCACGGCGCGCCCTGATTGATAACGCAGACGGAGTCAGCGCACGCACGCAACTCGCGAACACCCCGGCTTGGTCGATTCACCGCGAAGCCGGCGAGCCGTCAGACAAGTTTTGGATCGAGGTCAACTTAACGGCCTCCGACGAATCCTTGGTGAAGGAGTTCAAGGCATGGCTCAAGCGCCTACGTAAAGAAGCAGGTATCCCACAGATACCCAAAGCTTTCGACGAATCGCATTTCGCGGATTGGCACGAAAAGCGCCTGTTACCTTATCTGGACTTGACGCTATGGGCGCATTTGCACGGCGGCCCCCTCAATCTCAGCGCTTTGGGTGACGCTCTTTTCCCCGACGAGGCCCAACGGGGCGCAAAGATGCGTGACGTAGAGCCGATGATTCGACGCACCACTGCGCCGCGTGCCCGAGCACTAATGAGTCTGGAGACTATCGCGACGTTGAATCGTCAGGTTTGGCCGACGGCGTAAAAACACCCGCATTTCCTTGCCGTCACATTTTCGCATCTGTTTTCGTGACAGCACGTTTCGCCAATCAAAATGTGCTGTCGTAAATTGCCGCCTCTCTTCGTGGCTCGCAGGAAACTAGTTTGCGCTATTAAATACGTATCGCCCGTCGCAATTTGAATCAACCGACGGCGCGATACCGCCGGGCAGTATCGCGCCATGTTAGGAGCGATACACCGATGTCCCACTTCGCAAACGCGCCGCTCTCGAAGGCGCTCGCCTCGTTCGATTCCCTCCCGAACTCCGCGCACGTCGACGTGCGCACCGTCGCCGGCCTCTACGGATGCTCGGTTCCGACTGTCTGGCGTCGCGTCGCCGCTGGACTCATTCCCGCCGCGAAGAAATTCGGCCACTCGTCCCGCTGGAACGTCGGCGAACTCCGCAAGTACCTGATGCCGGAGGCCGCATAACATGGGCACAAAAAAAATGGCCGACCCGCAGGCCAGCCATCAAGAACACAATCTCAATTCCGAAACCCATGTTAACACGCTGTTCGGGAAAAAGGCACTCGGCAAAATCGATCGCGTTTTGCTCGAATTGCGGCGCGGAATCTCGCTGAATCGCTTCGATGCTGAACGCATGGGCGATCACTGCCTGAATACGACTATCTCGACTCTGCGCGCGGAAGGCTGGCTCATCACGGGCGAATGGGAAACCGTGCCGACCCGATTCGGCAAGACGGCACGCGTGCTGCGCTATCGCCTGACTGGCTACCGCAACCCGGTGGAAGTGGTCGAGGAAATCGCTGCGATCCTGGGCGAAGGGGGAGCTAAATGACGCTCTCGAAATACACCTCGGAATTGACAAAGGTACCCAAAGGGCCTATATTGAGCGTTCAGGTTCACGCATACCGCGAGGACCGCTTCTCCGAAAGGATGCCCCTCATGAAGATGTATCTTCGTGCGCGCTCGCTCGCGCCCCAAAAAAATGATCACCTATACCCCTCCCTCGCCGGAAGACATGGAGCGCCTCAAGCAGGAGCTCGGGAAAAGCAGCACGGAAATGGCGGAACTGTTCGGCGTATCAACCGGCCGTCAGTGGCGGAAGTACATGGCGGCGGACGCAAACAACAGCCGGGATATGGGTATGCACATGCTGTTCTTCGCGATGGCGCGGCTGGAACTCGATTCGCAGACATTCGAGCGCGTGCTGAGACGGATGAGAGCGAGCGGCGCAACGATCGAGCTGGACAAGCCGTAACTGAAGCGGGCCGCGCCTATGCTGATCCGTTCGCTCTCGTGCCGCGTAGCTGGCGCGCTAAGCGCCCGGCAAAGCTGACGACTCCGGTAACGCCCGACCTGTTCGATGTCGCCGGCATCCGTGCCGCTGAACAATGGCTGAAAACGCGCCCCACGGCCCAGCCGGACCAGTGGCACCGGTCGACGTTCGACAACCTCGTTGCTGGCCTCGGCCGCATCCCCGCCTACGCCTGCTACGCAGCGTTCGAACGGGCATTCAAGCGTCGCATCGCCGCCACCGCTCGCACCATTGATGAAGCAACGGAGGTGCGCGCATGAACCCGACGGCACGCGAACTCATCAATCGCGCATTGCGCGAAGCCGCACTCGCGCCCACCGTTTTCGATGCGCTCGACATTTGCGGCGCCGTGATGGCGCAGCTCGCCGAACTCTGCCGTCAGGAGGATGCGAGCCATGCGTGACGCCAACATGATTGACGCCCTTCGCTACGCTCTGGCGAAGCAAGTACCCGACATGGAGCACGGGTTCGTCATCCAAACGAACTATGGCGATCTGGTGATCGATGCCGAGGACGCCGACCACTTTGCAGCACTGGCCCGAATTATCCTTGGCGACAAGCTGGCCCGTGCGGAGGTGTCGCATGGCTAAATTCCTCCTCGACGGTCAAGCGCTCGACGACCTCGCCGGCAAGCTCCAACAACTGCAAGAACTCTTCGGTGTGGTCCAAAGCGAGAACTCAATCACGATGCGCGCATGCGTAATGTGCGACATTGGCAGTGACATCGCCGAACGCGCTGCGATCGAGCTCGGCGAACTGTGCTCTGTTTCGCGAGCGGAGGTGTCAGCATGAGCGACATTTCCATCGAGGGCAAGGCCGCACAACTGAGCGCGCTGCTGACGAGCATGTACGGCGAGGGATTCGTCACATTCAAGCGGCTGTACGACTATGATCAGGAGGCGCTTATTTGGCTGGCGGCTGACTTGGTCGACGAAATCAAGAGCGCAGTAGCGGAGGCGCGTCATGGTTGACACGATCAAGAGCCTTGACGATGCGCTTCGCGAAAGCATCGACGAGTCCAATATCGCAATCGAAGGATTCCAGCGAATCAGGGACTTGCTCAAAGTGATCGAGCATCTGGCAAGCGCGAATGGAATCGCCTATATCACGACCGTTGCCAAAGAAGCCTCTCTTATCGCGCTCGAATACGGCGACATTGCAAGTACGGGACGGGGAGCATTCGAAGCATCCCGCAAGGAGGTGCTTCATGGCTAACCTCCGATGCCGTCCGGGCGATTTGGCCCGCGTTATCCGCGCATGGAATCCGGCTCTCGTCGGCCGTATCGTCTTGGTCGACTCGCTTCACTCGATCGGCGAGTCCGAATGGAATGTAACGCTACTCGGCGCCCCCGGCGTGACGCTAACGAAGAACCGCAAGCGGCTCCGCATCGGCAATCGCATGCTCGCCCACGACTCGTACATTGAGCCGCTGCGCGGAGACGAACTACTCGGCCACGTCAACGAACGGGAGGCCAGCCATGCCTGACCAGCAAATGCCCCGCCTCGAATGGGCCGTACTGGAGGCCCGAGACAAATTCGCTCGCCTCGAAGCCCTGTTCCATGTGATCAAAGAGCGCTTGGAGGATGACTGTACCTACGAATGGTTGCTCGCCGACCTCGGCGCGGCTACGGCGGCTCAGTACGCAGTCGAAATGAATCAGATCGACCAGCAGCATAGTGCTAAGCAATCCTCACAAAGTGAGGTGATCGCATGAGTACATACGACAGCGGCGAAACCATCGCAGACGTTCAGAAGAGCGCTACGCAGCGGATTCGAATCTCGCATCGCTGGTACAGGGGCCGGCGGTACGTCGACGTGCGTCTCGTCGTCGTGGATCGCGATGGGGACTTCGTGCCGACTCGGCAGGGAATCAGCATCCGTCCCGAACTGCTTGCGCAGGTCGTCCAAGGGCTGCTGCTGGCGTCGCGGGAGGGCTGATGGCGAAGAAGGGGTGGTCCGATCCGCTCGGGGCGCACGTCCGGCTCTATCACTCGCTGTTGAATACTCCGGCGTGGCGTGCTCTCGGCCCGTCTGCCGTAAAACTGTACATAGACATGCGGATGGCGATGAACGGCTCGAACAACGGCAGTATTGGGGCTTCCCTGTCGCTAATGAAGCATAAGGGCTGGAAGGCCAGCGCAACGCTCGCAAAGGCGCTGTATGAGCTTCGCGCGCTCGGCTTCATCGCCGTGACGATCGAGGGCGGTCTACGGCAGGGGACGCGTGTACCGTCGCTCTATCGCTTCACCGATGCGGAAGTGTATGAGCAACCAAAAACGGGCGTGCAGGCGATCAAGGCAACGCACGACTACCGCCGCTTCGAGTCGGTGCGTGATGCGGAGCGTGAACTCGTAGTGGGGCTGGAAAAACTTCAGGATGCCGGCAGGAAGAAGCAGCAGGCAAAGAAAAAATCCCCTGTTCAGAAACTGAACCTGTCCAGTTCAGAAACTGAACCGGAAGCGCAGATTTTCCAGTTCAGAAAATGAACATGGAAGCGCCTTTCCAGTACAGAAACTGAACAGGGAGCGAAAACGCCCGAAATCCCTACCTATCAGGGATTTTCGGGCGTTTTTATGTCGTTTTTAGCAGTTGCCATCCGTGTTCAGAAACTGAACTCTTTTATAGTATTGCCATACCTTCGAGCTGAAAACGGGATGATGCCGGGCTATGAATTCCGGCCGGTAGATGCTGATTCATAGAGTTATCCACAAGAGAATCCGCGCGGGACGAAAAGGGTGCAAAAACGGCACCCTTTCAGGCGAAATTGGGACTATTTCAGCGGGAATTGGGGCTGTTAGACCGCCCCCAAGATGGGCCGATCTCCCGCAAACCCTTTGCCCACAAGGCTCGCGCGAAAGGGTGCAATATTCGACACCCTCGAAATTCCACCCCCTCCAAATCTCCCCCCTCTACCCCGGTAAGCGGCGCTTACTCCCCCGCAAGCGCCGTCACGCGTTACCGCAACGTTACCGTAGCGTTCAAGGCGCGCGGGCTCGTCCTCCGGTCGTGGAAATCTCAGCCCTTCCCGTATTGGGCATTCCTGTTTCGGGAACCCCTCCCTTATCGTTTTGATAACCCCCTATCGTTTCAATAACCCCTGTTGTAAACGTCTGCGATGTGGCACATAATTGCTCGACAATTAACTTGCGAGCAACTGGATGCCACTATACGAGCAAATTCTCGCCGTTTCCGCACCCGTGAAGCAGCCCGCTGAAATCCCCAAGCTGGGCAACAAGGTGTCCGTGCGCAGCATGAGCGGCATCGACCGCGATCGGTATTTCGATTGGGTGCGCGCGAACAAGAACGAAGGCGAGTCGTGCTTCGACGCAGCGACCGCGCACGCGCTGAATGCGCGTGGTGAACTTGAGCGCGTCCTGTTCTGTTGGTCCCGCGCAAGCACGATGGGCTCGCAACCGTCGCGCCGGTTCCTGCCGCTGCCGCCGCCGAGGTCGATGCGATGAGCGCACGAGTCCAGCAGCGCACACGCGGCAGCAAGTGGATAAAGATCCGCACGCGCATCCTTCGGCGCGATCCGGTCTGCGTGCTGTGCGCTGAACAGGACGTTGTGCGTGAGTCCGTCGTCGTGGATCACATCACGCCTCTCGAACACGGCGGCACCGATGCCGACGACAACCTCAGAGGCCTGTGTGCCGATCACCATGACGAGGTGACGCGCCAGCAGTTCGGCTATCGCGAGCGCAAGGCGTTCGGCCCCGACGGTCTACCGCTCGACGGCAGTTGGTCATGACCGGCGACCCCGGCCGGGGGGGATGGTCGATTTTTCTTGCGTCGCATCGCGGGAAACCGCCCGTCCCCTTCGCTTTCATAAACGTGGACAAAAAAGGGAAAAAATGACTCAACGCGGGCGGAAATCCGCCGCATCGATCGTAACGGCGCCAGCCGCACCGGTTGCGTCCGAGCAGCGTCTCGCGCCCCCGCTTCACTTGAGCGACGGCGAGCGGGCAGTGTGGGTCGAGGTCGTGAACGATCAGCCGGCCAGCGCATTCACTGCGACGCACTCGCCGCTGCTCGAGCTGTATTGCCGACACATCACGAACGCGCGCGTGCTCGCCGACGAAGTGCTGAATTTCGATCGCGCATGGCTCGCAGACGACGACGGCCTGAAGCGCTACGACCGGCTGCTCGCAATGTCTGAGCGCGAGAGCCGCGCGGCCTCGTCGCTCGCGACGCGACTGCGCATCACGCGGCAAGCGGTCGAGCACCCCACGACGGTAGGCCGTGCGCTGGCGAACCAGAAGAAGGCAAAGAAACCATGGGAACTCCCCGCGTAAAGCGTGTCTCTCGCGGCGAGCGCAACATCCGATGGATCGAGGAACACTGCCGCATCCCTGAAGGCCGGCTCGTCGGGCAGCCCGTCAAGCTCACGAAAGAGCAACGCGGCTGGATCAAGCGAATCTACGACACGCCGACGCGCACGTTCATCCTCTCGATGGCGCGCAAGAACGCCAAAACGGCCCTCTCCGCGTTCCTCGTGTTGCTTCACCTCGTCGGCCCGGAAGCGCAGCCGAACAGCCAGCTCTACAGCGCTGCGCAGTCGCGCGACCAAGCGGCCGTACTGTTCGAGCTGGCCGCGAAGGTGGTGCGCATGTCGGAGGATCTATCGCAGTACGTCACGATCCGCGATACGGCGAAGGAACTGCTGTGCCATGACCTTGGCACGATCTACAAGGCGCTGTCGGCCGACGCGGCGACCAAGTTCGGCTTGAGCCCCGCGCTCACGATCCATGACGAGCTGGGCCAAGTCAAAGGCCCGCGCTCCGAACTGTACGAAGCACTGGAGACGGCGAGCGCTGCGCAGGAAAGCCCGCTGTCGATCGTCATCAGCACGCAGGCCCCGACCGATGGCGACCTGCTCAGCCTGCTCATCGACGACGCGCTCAGCGGCGCCGATCCGCGCCTGAAGGTGGCGCTCTATACCGCGCCGCTCGACATGGACCCGTTCAGCGATGAGGCGATCCGGCTGGCGAACCCGCATTTCGACGTGTTCATGAATCGCGAGGAAGTGCGTCGCATGGCGTCGGACGCGAAGCGCCTGCCGAGCCGCGAGTCGGCCTATCGCAACTTGGTTTTGAATCAGCGCGTCGAAGCGCGCAATCCGTTCGTCGCGCGCGCGATCTGGATGGAGAACAGCGGCGAACCCGCCGAATTGGACGGCGAAGACGTGTATGGCGGCCTCGATCTATCGAGCGTCAGCGACTTGACAGCGCTCGTGTTGGTGTCGGAGGCCGGCGACGTTCATCCGACATTCTGGCTCCCCGAAGATGGTCTAGAAGCGAAGGCGCGCGCCGATCGCGTGCCTTATGACGTATGGGCGCGGGACGGCCTGCTTCAGACGACGCCCGGCCGCGCTATCGAATACGAATTCGTCGCCGAACACTTGCGCGGTGTGTTCGACCGGTGCAACGTGCGCGCGCTCGCGTTCGACCGCTACAACATGCGCTTCCTGAAACCATGGCTTGAGCGGGTCGGCTTCTCGGAAGAAGAGCTAAGCCGGTTCGTCGAATTCGGTCAGGGCTTCATCTCCATGTCGCCGGCCATCCGCGAACTGGAAGCACGCTTGCTCGCGCGCAAGCTCCGGCACGGCGGGCATCCCGTGTTGCAAATGTGCGCCGTGAACACGGTGGCCGTTTCCGATCCGGCCGGCAACCGCAAATTCACGAAACAGAAGTCGACCGGCCGCATTGACGGCATGGTGGCCTTGGCGATGGCGGTCGGTGTCACGCAACAAAATGCGACAGAATCCGAAATTGATCCGCAAATGTTCTTCATTTAGTCTTGACATTGGCACTTTATGCGTGATAATAACGGCATTCACGCAACCAAATGCCAATGAATCGACAAATTTCGAAATTTATCACCAAGCAAACCGCGAGCGCTTCGAATAAAGCGTTCTCGCGGTTCGAGGTGAAGAACCTCGACGACGGGTCGCGAGTGCTCAAGGGCATTGCCTCCACGCCGACGCCCGATCGCGCGGGCGATACCGTTGTCCCGGAAGGCATCCAGTTCAAGACGCCGTTCCCGCTGCTGTGGCAGCACGACCCGAGCAAGCCCATCGGCACCGTCAACAAAATGACGGTCACAGCGGCCGGCGCGGAGGTTGAGGCGACGATCGCCCCGGCCGGCACTGCCGCTTACATCGACGAGGCATACAACCTCATCAAAGCCGGTCTGGTGCCGGGCCTGTCTATCGGATTCCGTCCCATCGACGCCGAGTATGACAAGGCGACTGGCGGCTTCCTCATCAAATCCTGTGAGCTGTTCGAACTCAGCGCCGTGACGATCCCGGCAAACGCTGACGCGGCAGTTCAATCGATCAAGGCGCATGACAAGTCCCGTGTGGGAGCGCCCGTCGTGCGTTTGAGTGCTCCCATCATCAAGGAATCCGACATGACCATTGCTCAACAACTCGCCGCACTCGCCAAGAAGCGCGCCGATCACCTCGCACGACAAAAGGCGCTGATGGATGGCGCAGCGGCCGACGGCGCTCGCACGCTCAACGACAACGAGGCGACGGAATACGACCAAATCGGCCTCGAACTGAAGTCGCTCGACACCCACGAAGCGCGCCTCAAGGAACAGCAAGCGATCGAGGCCAAGTCGGCCGTTCCGGTCACTGGCGGCCCGGCGGCACACTCGCCCGTCATCGTGAAACCGAACGTCACCAAGGGCACGGCGTTCACGCGCTACGCGATCGCGCTCGCGCGCTCGAAGGGCAACCTCATGCAAGCGGCCGAGATCGCGAAGCAATGGAAGGATTCGACGCCCGAAGTCGAAATCGTGCTCAAGGCGGCAGTCGCGGCCGGCACGACGACTGATCCGGCGTGGGCCGGGCCGCTCGTCCAGTATCAGGACATGGCCGCCGAATTCATCGAACTGCTGCGCCCCGCAACGATCGTCGGCCGGATCGAAGGTATGCGTCGTGTGCCGTTCAATGTCCGCGTCCCCGGCCAGACGACGGGCTCGTCGGTCGGCTGGGTCGGCGAAGGCAAGCCCGCGCCGGTGTCGGCACTCGCATTCAACACGACGACGCTCGGCTTCTCGAAGGTGGCAGGCATCGTCGCGATCACGGAAGAGCTTGCGCGCTTCTCGACGCCGAGCGCCGAAGGCGTCATCCAGCAGGATCTCATCTCGACGATTAGCCAGTTCCTCGACCAGCAGTTCATCGACCCGGCTGTGGCGGCCGGCGCGAACGGACTGTCGCCCGCGTCGATCACGAACGGCGTCAAGGCCATTCCGGCATCGGGCAAGGATGCGGCAGCCGTGCGCGCGGACGTGAAGAAGGTATTCCAGGCATACATCGCGGCCAACCTGTCGGTCGCGGGCGCGGTCTGGATCATGTCGGAAACGACGGTTCTGTCGCTCTCGCTGATGCTGAATGCGCTCGGGCAGCCCGAGTTTCCGGGCCTCACGATGGCGGGCGGCACGTTCTTCGGTCTGCCCGCGATCCTCTCGCAGACGGTCGGCGACAACATCGTGCTTGCGAAGGCAAGCGAAATCCTGTTCGCCGACGACGGCGGCGTGACGCTCGACGTGAGCCGCGAAGCGTCGCTGCAAATGGACAACGCACCCGTTGCCGGTGCAACGGAGCTGGTGTCGCTGTGGCAAAACGGCTTCATCGCCATGAAGGCCGAGCGCTTCATCAACTGGAAGCGCCGCCGCGTCGAGGGCGTTCAGTACATCTCCGGCGCGGCCTACGGCGACGCAGCACAAGCGGGCTAAGCGGAGAACGCCATGCAAAGCTATGAGGTTGCCGTGGCGTTCCCGTACAAGGGACGCATGCGGCAAGTTGGCGAGCGGATCGAGGTCGAACAAGAACAGCACGTCGCCTTGCTACGCCTGCTCGGCAAGATTCGCGATGTTGCGCCGAAGCGGTCGACGTACAAGCGACGCGACATGCGGCCGGGGGATTGATGCGGCTGCTTTCGTGGATACGAAAAGCCGCTCCGCCGATTCCGGTCGGCGGCGGCAATTCGATTGCTGGCGTCGTGCGCGAGCCATTCGCGGGCGCGTGGCAGGCCGGTATGGGCATTGATAGCCGTCACGACCTGCTCGCGTTCTCGGCCGTGTACGCGTGCGTGGATCGCATCGCATCGGACATTTCGAAGCTCGGCATCCGGTACGTGAAGCAGGTCGGCAATATCTGGCAGGACGCCAGTGCGCCCCGTTTCACGGGGCCGCTACGTCGGCCGAATCCGTACCAAAATCGAATTCAGTTCGTGAAGGCGTGGCAGGTGTCGAAGCTGCTCGCCGGCAACACGTATGTCCTGCTCGTTCGCGACATGCTGCGCAACGTAACTGCGATGTACGTGCTCGATCCGGCGCGCGTGATTCCGCTCGTCGCGCCGAGCGGCGCCGTGTTCTATCAGGTCGCCGCCGATCCGCTTCGCGGCGTGCCCGAGCAAGTCACGATTCCCGCGTCCGAGATCATCCATGATCGCGGTATCTGCCCGTGGCATCCGCTCATCGGCGTGTCGCCTATCGTCGCGGCAGCGGCTGCCGGCACGATGGGAAACCGTATCCAGCAGAACAGCCGGAAGTTCTTCGGCAACATGTCGCGGCCCGGCGGCATCCTGTCCGCGCCCGGCAAGATCAGCGACGAAACCGCAAACCGGCTCAAGACGCATTGGGAAACGAACTACGGCGGTGAGAATGCCGGCCGTTTGGCCGTCGTGGGCGACGGGCTGAAGTACGAAACCGTCATGATGACCGCGACCGACGCGCAGCTCGTCGAACAACTCCGGTGGGCCGTCGAAGACGTTGCGCGCTGCTACCACGTACCGCTCTATAAGATTGGTGCGGACCCGACCGGTTCGAAAACGGCGGCCAACATCGGCGCGCTCGAACAGTCGTACTACACCGATTGCCTGCAAGCCCCCATCGAAGAGCTCGAACTCTGTCTCGATGACGGTTTCGAAGTGCCGGACGGACAGGGTTTCGACGTTGACGTGCGCGGGCTGCTGCGCATGGACCCCGCCGCGCGTTATGACGCGCACTCGAAAGCCGTAGGCGGCGGCTGGATGGCCCCGAATGAGGCGCGCGCAGCGGAGAACATGCCGCCTGTGCCGGGCGGCGATACGCCGTATCTCCAACAGCAGAACTATTCGCTTGACGCGCTCGCGAAGCGCGACAAGCACCCGGCGCCAAGCAGCGCGACGTTGACCAGCACATCTGCATCGAAGGAGCCGACAAATGGCAATTAACCAACTCGTCTCGTTCAATCGCGCACTCTCGCACCTGCGCGTCGAAGCGGGCGAGGATGACGACGCGATTAAGGATCTGGTGGACGCGGCGAGCGGTGCCGTGATGGACTACCTGAAGCGGCCGATTCCTGACGATTGGACGCTCGAAACCGACGACGCGCCGAACACAGTGCCGGGACCAATCCGCGCGGCCGTGCTTCTCGTGCTCGGCGCGCTGTACGCAGACCGCGAAGGCGGAATCAATCCGATTTCTCCGGCCGTCGAAGCGCTGCTCGAGCGTCAACGCGATCCGGCGGTGGCGTAATGCCGAAGGCTGGAACGCTGACACGCACGGCGACCTTGTTCCGTCGGTCGGATGAGGAGGTTGAAGTCGGGCAACCGATCAACAAGTGAATCGAATACGCGAGCGTGGCAGCGCAATGTGCGGATGCTCAACGGCAACGAAGCCCCACTCTCCGGTCGCGAGACAGGAATCGGCTCGGCGAGCATCCGTATCCGGTATCGCACCGACGTAACCACCGGCGATCGCGTCGCTATCGACGGGGGTACGTTCAGAGTGAATATGGCTTTGCCGAATTTTTCAGGCCGCGACTACGCCGACCTTGTTTGCACGATCACTACCGTATGAAGGAGCCCGAGCCGGCAGGGTCCGAAAAGAATGACCAGGTATGGGACAAGTGCCGAGTGTCCCGCTTGCAAAAACAACTTGCACCATCTGCGATTGGATTACGTCGCGTTATCGCGCCACAGCCCGAGACACTGACACGGGGCCGCCTGAGCAATTCGCGCGGCCCATTTCTCACGCGAGAAGCCCGACGGCTGAAAGCATAAAAATCAAAAAGCCAACGCCTTTACCGATGTACCGAAGTGTCCTTGCCTCAGTCGCGAGAGTCAGTACTGCCGCAGGCGGCATTGGTAGCAGGACCACAACCCTTGCTCGCCGAAGCACGACTGCGCGCGCCAGTTCGTGCCGACGTTTTCGAGGGCAATAAAGCAGCACAGCATCCGCCAGCCCCTCAAGTCAAACCAGCTCTAAGCAACAATCCCAACAGAGCATGGGGTCATCAAAAATTCACCTTCCCTTTTCGCAGACACAGCCAGTTCCCTCGCTCGCAGAAAATTTCTCCTTTTCGGATTCCATTTAAATCCTTTAAGAAGGTCGATGTAATTTTCAAATTACATTTAAATTATATTCAATTACGCAATGTTAACGCACACTCTGCGGCGCCAAAGGGCCAAATCAAGTGCAAGCGGCCCAGCAAACCATACTACATGTTGTGGTACGCAATAAATTTTCCCCACATTTGGTACAAACGTTAACCACAAGTGATCTGTTTACGGTAGTGTTCACCCGTGGTTGACCGCGAAGATAAGAAACGGGCTGACCACATGGTCAGCCGCCAAATTCTTAGTGAGCAAGGCGTCTGTTTCTTGGGTAGTGTGCGACAGTATGTTGGTAAGTACCGACATTAATCTGTTGCAAGCATTTAGGATTGTTAAGCAATGACTGACAAACTAAAACCTGGGCAAATCGCCCCGAGATCAGGGGAGTATGGAATCGTCGGTCCACGAGGCGGCCAAACCGGTGAGGAGCGCACTGCGGTGAGAGGCAAACCTATGCCACCTACCCCGAAGCCGGGACAGAGCTATACGATGGACCGCCCCGCCCACAATGGCGCAGGGAAGCGCAAAAAGTAGGCGCAATTGACTGAGACGAGTTCGACTGCGAACTCGTCTCACAAACAAAGCCACTTGCGAGCAATCGCTACATGACTACGCTCGGTGTTGTTAACCGCGAGCAAAAAGGAGGTGAAATGACGAAATTCACGGTGCGTGTAGAACTGCACGACGAAGAGAGCGGCGACTATCCAAAACTTCACAAACAAATGGAAATTCGCGGCTTTGTGCGCACTATTGAGGTAGACGGTACTTTGTATCAATTGCCCGATGCTTCTTATGTCTACAACGGAGAGAAAACTAAAGAGCAAGTGTATGACAAAGCTCGCGCGGCAGCCGACGCTATCGGGCGAGACGCCGGAATCGTTGTAACGAAATCGGACGGTGGGCGCTTCGTAGGGGGACTTCACAAGGCGTAATCGAAACGGTGACGCCCCCCTCAGAAGGCGGTACCGGCTACACTGCCTGAGACGCCCACGAGGTGCGGGCCTGCTTGCTCACTGTGGATCGCGTCGCTTGATTGCCCGTTATAGAAACTTGAACTGTCTCACTACCGACTCGGAATAAGCGTCTCAGAAGGGTCAGCAAGCACATCCACCGAAATTCACGAACCCCCAAAAAAGGCGCGCCACCAAGACGCGCTTGTATTTAGCGAGACGAATTATTTCAAATTACCGAATGGCGCAACTCTGGCTCGTCCACCGAGACCTGCGAGTGACTGCCCGCAGCCGTAAACTTCTCTCGATGCTTGTAAGCACTCTTCATAAACCGTGCGCCACTCTGAGCTCCGGTAAATTTCTTCTTCCTACTGGCCCCCCGGAGAGCATGCGGCTCACCGGCTGCGACTCGAATGTCGGTCAGGTAAGCCGACATTTCGTGACTAGCAGCCTCGGCATTCACTTGCAAGTTGATTGGCTCTATGGCCTCGAGCGCAACTTCCACAGCATCCTCTTTAACCGACCGAAGCTTCTCCATTAGTTGCGACTGGGCTTGCAAATCGGCGGCGGCGTTCACTGCGAACGTCTCAGCTGCTTCCTGTTCGCCTTGGGCTGGCATCAAAACGGACTCGCTTTCGACAATTTCCTCATCTTCGACGCCTTGATCCGCCGTCGATCGCTTTGTAAAAAAATAGTTCCATATCGACATCAGACCCGCCGCGACCGTCGTAGCCCCCAAAACACCTTGCTGTGTTGGGAACTTGCTGACCAACAAAGCCGACCCGATCCCAATTACCGCGCAAGCAACGGCAATTGCCTTGTACGTAGTCATTGAAGTTCTACCCTTTCGCCGCACGCGGCTTCTGGTTTCGTGCCCTTGGGGTCGCATGAGATGCCAATCCGGTCCAGCCGAGACCCGCAGCAATAGCTTGCCCCGCATTTTGCGGGTGCGTCAAGCCCGAGACGACCACGACGCCAACTACAAGGAATAGGACAAATTCGACGAAGTTTCGCCATTTGCTCTCGGAATCGCGGCCAAAAACGAGATCCACAACCGGCGGCAGGCAGTATGCACGCAAATTCTTCGCTCCCCCTTTGAGCCCCCAGAGAATCGCCGCCCCCACGCATATATAAATGGTCGGCCAAAGATCAAACGTCGGCGTCGCGAAAGTGCTGGACAT